TAATTGCACGACGGTGTAGCCTTTTTGCTTCAGAGCTTGTCATCGTTATTAGGTTGTGGAGGTAGTGATCAGGACTAGGGAGTAGCGGTGTCACATTATTGGAATGGAAGAGTAATACCAAAAATCTTCAATGGAGACTGTTTCTTTACAGCAGCCTGAGGTTTAGGCATCGGTTTAGGTTTAGGTGCAGCAATAGGGTAAGCCTGGTCCAATTGTTTGGCATAGTTGACCCTACGCTCGTTGTGTGGCTCACCTGGCCTAAAGTATGTACGACTAAAGTACAAAGCAGCGTCTTGTGGTGAAATGCCCTTAGGTGCTTGCTCAAATGACTTTGTATAGCCAATTAGTGAATTACCATTAGGGTCAAAGTCACCACGATATTCCTTAGCAACATATTGCAGTTGAGCATCAGGGTTGTTCCTATTTGGATAACGACTAGCCCATTGATCATAAGCTTGACGCCTTGCACCAGTGAACTGCCCGATACCTCGTCCCTCAGCTCTACCTTGTTCAATTACATCAAGGTTACTGAGGTCAGCAGAACCAGTCTCTTGGATTAAGTTAGCAGTAAATCCAATAGCTTGTTCCCTACTTAATTTAGGGATTCGACCGTTACTCCACTTAGACATAGTACCGTCAGTAAGAAGCTTGATGGTACGTGCAATCTGCGGAGATGGTTTAATCTTTAGTGGATCAGCCATACTTCTTACCCTTACGTGGGCGAGTACGGTTAGCTTTAGGGGACTCTAACTTTCCTTTATTGGGACCTGTATGGGAAGCATCCATACCATCACCATTACCATAAGTACCAAGCTTACGGTTTAGTTTATTAGCATTAGTACGGATCTTAAGACCCTCTTTTGTTTTATTGTATTCAGCTTGTTGCTTAAGGCGTTTAGCTTTGGCCTTAGGATTGTTCTTGTAGTAACTAGACGTGCGACCTGCCATACAACCTCTTTTGGATAAGTTCGGGATCTACCTTGGGCATAATGGTGGCAAGTTTATCAAGAGGGTTACCATCATAGGCGACACCACTGATGTCATTCTTGGATAGCCAATCACAAGCTGCCTTTAGATCAGCAGTAGAAGCCTCACCGCTTTTGATTCGGTTCAGTAGCTCTTGAGTAACCATGTTATGGAGTTCATTGAACATGTCCTCCGTTGCTTTCTTGTTAGCCATTTCTCAATACAATCTGATCTAATTTGTTTTCGATGCGGATCATGTGATCCTCCATCTTTTGTAAGGCAGTAGCTAGTTCTTGACGTGGTACGTACTTCTCAGCAAACCTTAGCTCAATTGAGTCAATACGTTTGTCAATTTCATCCATACGTGAATTAGATTTAGAACTAACAGCAAGTACCCCACTACTAACACCAATGACTAAGGAGATAGCTCCAGCAATAGCAGTTTCAATCATTAGATGTACCCGATGTAGACTTGAACACCATCAGCGTCAACTGCGGTAGCATCCAACAAACTATTACCAGCCGTAATGGAATAAGCAATACCATTCTTAAAGGTAATACCACTAGTAAAGTTAAGTTCTTTAGAGGTATTAGATCCTACATGAATGATGATCATAGGCACATCTGTACCTACAACAGGAGCTGTAGCTTTGTCGTAGAACCGGAGTGTTATAGCACTACCACCTCCTCCACCACCATGAGTGTTGTGTACGATGATATTGAAGACAGAACCAGCACTGCCCCTAATAAGGGTTGCATTAGTACCAGCTGTGGAGCTTTTGAAATGTGCTTGAGTTGTTACAGGTAGTTCTCGTGAGAACCTACCAGGTGTGATATTGTAAGTAGTGCTAGGCATTGTCCCTCATTAGTCGGATTAGTTTTTCGGCATATTGAGGATCGGTGGCGTATCGCTCTTGAACTAGAAGTCTGCAGCACTCCTCCGCAGAAGATGCTCGATTGACTCCCTTATAGTTCTTATAGTCCTTGTACCAGCGTTGTACCAAGTACGACACACAGGATTGCAAGTCAGGGAAATCAATGAACCCAGCCCTAATAGTGACCCATTGGCCATTAAGAAACTCTTTAGTCTCATGGTCGGTACCGGAACCTTTAAGACCGAAGTAGTTATTCTTACCAGAGGTATGTTTACCCCAACCACTTTCTAATGCCCACTGAGCAGCGACAACCTGTGGAAACTTAGCACCGGCTGCTTTAGCGGCAGTGATAACTCCCTCCCATGTGTTCTCTACTGGAGCTAGGGGTTGTGGTGTAGTGGTTGGTCGAAAGGTCATAAACCAACCAGTACCTTTACCTTCTACTTCCCACCGTGGTAGCCAGTTCTTCCAGGAGTACTTAACGTCTTTACCCCCGCTACCAATAGCAACATACCCTCCATTGACGTTATCCATTTCACCGTAGGGATCATGGAAGATGCCATTCTCACCGTCATCACCGATGAGTAGCATCCAGTGTCCACCTCCCACTGGATTGGATACATGTCCCTTATGGAGTATGCCAGTCGCAACTGGATATCCGTTCTTAAGTTCGTTAATAAGGTTCTGACGTGTGCCATTGGTGTAGAAAGAAGCAAAGACACCGTACCGCTGACAGGCTTTAACTTGACTTGTAGAGGAAGTAGTATCTCCGTACTTTAGCACTGTACGAAGGTAATCATCATCAGCATTACTACCCTTTAGCGCATCAGGTAGGAGATACTTGACTGCCATAGCACACGTGGAGCTAAAGCACATCCGATCTCCATGACCTGTTGCACTATCAGTTTGTGGGTAGTACTGCTTTACTTGCAGCAGTACCATGATAATTACTTCCCTCTAAAGGCACGACGAATACGACGTACTGTGTCATCTTCGGTACGTGTTTTGCTGAAATAAGCAGCAGCCATAGTAATGGCTTGAGTAACGCTATTAGAGCGGCGCTTCTTGGTTAGACCAAGGTACTCAGAAGCGATGAAAAGGGTAAAAAAGGCGAGTGTTTCATAGGACACTTTAATGCCTAAGATGGTGACCATGATTAGCAATCGGTAGCGTTTGCAAATTCAGGAAGACTTTTGAGATACTCATAAGCTTGCTTGATAAAATTATCACTTGAATTTAGGTTAGGTGTAAATTCAAATGAACTCTCCCATAAAGCACTATTAGATCCAGCTGATTCCCTTACGCTATAGACGGCACGAATTTTAGATTTAGATCCAGAAACAGAATCAATGCGGTAGTATGCGTCGTCAATAGTAATTTGTTGACTGATTCCGTGTGGAGTGAATTGGACAGGTTTTGAAATAGCCATGACAATGAATTAAAGTTATGGGTTGAATAACAATTAGGTTATAGTAACGTTGGTAAGTTCACCATTACCACCACCAACATTCCAGTTAATAGTAGCTGAAATTGCAGTATTGTTTACAGCAGGTATAGTGTTATCAACAGTTATCCGTAAGTAAGCATTCTTAAATGCAGAATCAATACCAGAATCTTTAGCTACCGCCCAAGTAATAGTAGGAACCCATGTGCCAGGTGTCTGTATTAAAGATTGATCCGTTGTGTTGATCGAAATAAACGGTTCAGCCGCTGAGTTGTTTTCCCAACCCCTTGAAATAGCCCCATAGACTTTACCATATACAGCTTCCCAGAATCTACTCGACGAATCACGAGATACACGAATCACGTAGGATACTTCAAAACCAAACGACACGTTGTGTGTACTTTGTGATACCGCTGGAATACCAAAAGTAAACAAGGTTGACTGTACATTATCACTTAGTGTTAGTTTTTTAGATAATGTCTGAATAGAAGGTACTAACGGGGCATTAGTACCGGCTGCTGCTTGAGCACCAAGAAATGCGATATCATCGTTATTGTACCTCAAAGCAGCTACAAAACCTTCGGCATTAAAACCACTTGGACCAGCAACAAATCTAATTCTAATGTATCTAGTATTAGAGTTTATAGGGTATGCTACGAGGTCATCTACACAACCAGTAGCATTTTGGAAAGAAAAACCACCAAATGGATGGTTACCTGAGCCAATTACAACAACATCAGCAGCCGTTGGAGTAATTACATTTTTGGCTGAATCATATCCATCAATGATAGAGCGATAACCACCACTGATTAGTCCAAGTACTCTTGCCTTTAGAACAAGTGATAATTTATTACAAGGAATAATACCAGAATCGTAAAACTGTTGATTAGCAGTTGCACTGATACTTGTTGCACCAATAGAAAGATTACTCACACCTCGTACATTGTATGTACCGTTGGGGTACATTTGCAGACTAGTGTAACTAAATGCTGTTAAAGTAGTTTGTGGATTATCCTTCCAGCGTTCATGTCCGACATGGTTTCCTATGCCATTGTCAGTAACAGTACCAGGGTAAATATAGTTAGAGCCACTACTAATCCAAGTAGCGTGTACTACATTATTTGCAGTACCAGCAGCAAAAGTTATATTGCATCCATCTTCCCCACGTAACCCCTCAACTCTGTTATCAGTACCCTTTTCGAATGAAATGGTACCGGCTTCAAATGAACCATAAAGAAATTTGTTGTGGTTGTGAGGGTACGTACCAGCAACACGCAACTGTTGAATACGGTTTAAGTAGAAGATATTTTCATTAATCCATTGAACACCTGGAGCCACCGGAGCTGGATTGGTTTCAAACTCCAGCTTATCAATGTACGTAAACCAGTAAGAACTATAGGCACAACTATCAGCAGTAAATCCAAGTGTTGTATTATCTATATCAGCATATAGCTGAATGTAGGTAGCTCTCTGTACCCATATTTGCTGATGTTTGGAGCCAATAATCCTTATAGTTGGTACATTTGTGCCAATGTTTCCTCCTTCTACAACGCCAACTTTTTGTGCTGGATTTTCACCGGAAGCAGAGTTGCCACCAAGGATGAGCGTGATTCCAGTATGTGTCGTGACAAACTTAGCGTTTTCAGCAAGAACTCCCCTTCCTCGAAGATTCAAGGTTGCAGAAAGTTTGTAGGTACCACTCGGAAAGAATAGATTAGTGTGTGCAGCCGCCGCCGCTTGAATAGCAGCAAGGCTGTCACCAACGCCTGTTGGGTCTGCACCAAAGTCAGTTACACTAACAACATCTTTTAATTTGCTATCCCACGTTCTTTGAATAGCTGAGCCTGTTTGTGTAAAGTATGGGTTACCATTAGTAACCACAGAGTCAACATAAGCTTTTGTTGAAGCATCAGTGCCATTACTAGGTTCGCCAAGGTTATCAATTTGAAACCCATTCATATTGAGTGGACCAACCATAGAGTTAGAGCCATCAACATTAAGGGAGTTGTTATTAGTCTCTTGAGTAACGTACAGGTTCTGGGTGAAGTTATCGTTCAGGTCCTTAGCTCTAATAGCAGAACCA